ATCGGACTGCCCGCCCCTATCGTGATTTCATAATCCGGGTTCACCTCAAAGCAGTCGGTATTGAGCATTGTCACCGTTTGGGATCCGCTCGTGAGCCCGTTTTGGTAGATCGCCGTTTCGTACTCGTAATTAAACCGAGACCGGATAACAATTTTGCACCCGCCCGTTTGCCCCTCAATGCCTTCGCAGTCAACCTCTTCCTGGCTTATGCGAACGACGATACTTTTTGCTCTGCGCCAAACCGCCATAAAAGCATTGTCGGTATACGCCGCCGTGCTTTGCGTTTCTGCTATCGGGGCCCAGCTACCGCCGCAGCAATAATCCTCTGGAACGTCGCTACAATCGCCGCCCAATGGCCCATACTCGAACCCTCGATAACTGCCCCTGGTTTGCCTTGTGTGAAGCGTTGTGCACTCTTGGAGTACCGAGCCTTCGTAAAGTAAAGAGCTGCAACTTTTCGACCAACTCGGCGTAGTGTTCGGCGTGAACGTCTGTTCATAGCAACAGCTCCCGCTCCAACCGCCGCCGGTGTAACCGCTGATCGTGACGGTCGGCAAATCCTCGATCGGTAAGCATTCGCAAGTGCAACAGCATCGACCTATACCGCCCATTAGCACAACTCCACTGCAAGCCACTTGGCATCGACGGGAAACAGCAAGACGTTAGCCGCCGAAGCAATCGCCACGCCTGTTGGATTCCACGCTGTATAAGTTATCGTACCCGCTGTCCAATTGCCGCTCGCGGGTTGCTTGGCTGTCACGGTCCCGCTCGTATTCGCACCGATGCCGGATCCTGCCACCGCCAGCAATGGCGTTTCGCAAGCAATCACCTTAATCAGGTCGTCATCTTGCTCATCGTCCCCGATAAACGTAAACAGGCATCCCTTCGACAGGTCGAACGACGATTCCACCGGGCCCATCCGCGTACCCGTCGAGTAGGTCGCTGAGTCTTTTGTGGCTCGAAATACCGGCCCCCATTGAGCGGTGCCGATTTCATCCGGCAAGCATTCGCCAGGGCCATTGAGCAAAAACGGTCCTACCACTGAATTGCTGTAGTCGAAGGGCCTAGTAACCTCGATATAGCTCGTCCCGTCAATCTCGCTGGCCCCGTTCATCTGGACGCATCCATAAGCCGGGATTGTCGCGGTTGATCGATTGACGAAATAGATCGGAGTTGGCGTGTAAGGAATAGCCATCGCTGCCGATGTCGACCCCATCCGCTCAAAGGCCTGGACGGATTCCCAAATCCGCTTGGCCTGTTTCGGCGTATAGACTCCGATCTCTTTTGCCACGTTAGCCCCTTGTGTCGCAAAGCAGGGCTATCGAATAGACCGCTGGAGTCACCGCCGTAGCTGTCGCTGCATCGTTACTACTGATCGATAGGCGAACCTCGAGCAAGTCCCCTGGGTCGACGCCTGTTGCGTTAATCGTGAAGTTGTAAGCCGCCGCCGTAAGGCTGTTCATCGACTGTGCGGCCGTAGTTACCAAGTCCGATCCAAGAACCCCATCGGAGCCAACGTAGGCCTCCGCGTCGATCGTACAAGATACGTCGGCAACGGTCGTTTCCATTTTGGCCCGGATCTGCAATTGGATCGTCTGGCCGTCCTCATAGTTGGCCGGGATTGGGATCGCCAAATAGAGCCGTCTGGTAGTCGCTCCAAGGGTCTTAACATTGCCCGCCGTGATTCTGGCTGGATCTGTCCCCCAAGTGCCTGTAACTAGCCCTAGGTCGTCGCTAGTTGCCGATGCCGGAAGATTGCTTGCAACGGCATCCCAGGTTCTAGCCTGGGTCAATGGTACGATCGACTCAGCAAGCACCCTTTGGGCTAGCTTGGTCGTTGCGATGTCGGCATTCCCCGCGATCGTGTAATTGGTTATTACCTCGGGAGGCAGAATCATTGTTACGTCTGGTACGGTTGTCATAGTAAGCCTAATGCTCCATAGGGAAGGGAATCGTAAATTTTAAATTCGAGCCAATGGGCTTCGACGCTTTGGCCGTCGCCCTGCGGGATCTCGTAGCCTTCGGCATCGAGCAAGACCGGCCTGTTAGTCGGTTCGCCGCCCTTCATTGCTCGGATGATCTGCGTTTCATTGTTGCTTACGTCGACCCGCTTATAGTAGCCTTGATGCCGGACCCGTCGATACCATGCCCGCTCATTGGTCGTGCGGTACGGATAGCGGAATCGGATCTGCCCGGTCACTTCCCAGTAGGTTAGCTCTGGGGTGACAACATTGGACGCCGATAACTTCATTAGTTTTGCCGTCCCGGGAGGCCAGCCAAGATACGCATCGCTGTTGACGGATCGCCGGTAGCGAGCCTGGACGAACGGGTTAAACAAAAGCATGTTCCGCTTGATCGAAACGGTCTGATCCGGCAATAGCGTCTTGACGCCCTCGATCGGTTCGCCGTTGATCGTCTGGATTGGCTTTCCGTCCCAATCCTCGTCTATTTCTTCTTCGGTTTCAACGTCGTCCCAGTCGATTCTAGGAGGCGTAAATAGCGGGTTGTCCTGGTTGTCGCTTGGCCCTAGTTCGCCGCTGTAGTCGATGTTCAACTGCCATAGGATAAGGCTTTGGCGCGACAGGGAAAAATTATCCGCAAAAGCATACGGGAATTGATCGCTGAACCGATCGCCTTCGAGGATGCCCGTTGATCGATAGCAATCGTACTCGTTAGCCGTTGGCGTCGTGAGAATCTGAAAGGCCCGCTGTAGCTTGATCGATCGCTTGCGGAAGTTGTCCGAAAGGCTTACCGATGAAGTTGGCTTGGACCACATTTCAGTCACTTCGATTATGTTGCTCATCCAACGAACTCCACTTGCAAAGCGTCTGCCGCTTGGGGCTTGGATTGGTCCCTGATCGCTGCCGCAACGTCTTCGAGCCGTTCAACGGTTTTTAGCGTGTTGGCCGCAATGTCTTTTTGGGTGTCCTCATTGACTCCCCGCGATACTAGCCGCTGCTCGATCGACATTAGCTGAGGTTTCTCGGCAAGCTTTTTGGCTAGTTCGCCCTGCTTCTTTTGCCGGTCCAAGGCTGCTTGCTCGGATGCAATCCTAGCTGCTGCTTCCTTGCCGAGCCCTTGCTGTTCAAGCCTGAATCGGTTCGCCGCCTCTTCGCCCTCTTCAAGCAGTATTTTTTGCTCTTTGATTCGGTCGATTTCGCTGGCCTGTAGATCCGCGATGCGTTGAATTCTTTGGGTTTCTTGGTCGTCGTCTTTTTTCTTTGCGTCAGCCCGTTCTTTTTCTAGTCGCGTTGCTTGCTCGGCAAAAGCAATTCGTTTCGCGTTGGTTTCGTCGATCCCTTCATCGGCCAATTGAGCCATGCGAGCCGCTTCGACGCCCTTGGTAAGTTCAAGATAAGCGTAATTGTTTTTCTTTAGCTGCGACTCGATGGAGGCTTGCGTCTGCTTGGCTTTTGCCGCCGCTTCATCCTCGGCTTTCTGTTGAGCCTTGATTGCCTTGATGCCGTTGGCCCGTTCGCCGTAAACGTCGGCCAGTGCAACCTTCTGCTTCTCTAAATTGTCAATCGTGTCGACGTATTGATTGTTTTCAAGAATCAGATTGTTGATCGCGTCTTGATTGTCTCCAAGCAATCCTTTTTCCATCGTGAGCTTTTCGATTTCACGTTGGCGATGATGGAAACTGTCGTAGGCTTTGTTAATCGAAGATTGTATTTCCTCGAACGCTGCGACCGCTGCATTCTGTTGCTTGGCAGGGTCTTTGATTAAAGACAAATCCTCAAGCTTTTCCTTAAAGCTCTTGTTTGCCGCCTCATTCATTCGAGCCGTAAACGCTTCAACCTGGGTTTGAGCTTCGCCAAACTCGTCTTTAAGCTCCTGGACTCCAAAGATCGATTCCCCGATCGCCTTGCCAAGATTAAACGATAGTGTTGTTACCAATAAAGTGATACCAGCCTGAAACGCCATCGCGCCCGCGCCACCGGCTTTCATTACATCGGAGAATTGGCCCACCTTCTCCGTGATCGCCGCGACTCCACCCGCTGCCTGTTGCAATTGCGAGCCGCCTAGCTGCCCTGCCAGTACGCCGATAAACTCGGTCGATGCCTTAGCTTTTTGTCCGGTCTCCTTGACGCCCTTGACCGCGTTTTCGATGTTCCTCGATGCGTTGATCGCCTGCGCAGATGCCTTGTCCTCTGCTTCGATAACGATCTTAATTGCGTCCCCGGCCATCGCTTATTTCCGTTCCGCTTTCGCTCGTTGTTCTTCGATCTTAAACCGCCTGGACGCCTCAATAAAACTAGCCGACTGATCCAACGCACCGCCCGCTACCGGGGGTAGCCCCTCATCGAACAAATCGACCAACTCGACAAACTGAGTAAGTCCGCTGCAATACTGATTCGGGCATCCATCAACGCGATAAACGCCTTCGCTGCATTCGTCGCACCCTGTCCCGTTGCAAGCAACGCACTCGATTTCAATTGGCTCTGCATCGGTCCCCCTGTCCTTACATTCCTTGTCGCTGCAATGCAGGCAAAGCATTCCTTGCCTAATCATCGCCGCGACTCTCAGCCTTTTTTTTCGGTTGTGTCCATTCGCTGATTGTAGGCAACCAATCGAAGCAATTCCCTAGCTTCCGTGAACGTGAAAACGTCCTCGATAGCATCGTGAGTAAACGCGATGCCATTCATATTCGACCAGCCCGCAAGCACCTTTTTCAGTTGCTCAACGGTCTCGCTAAAAACCTCGTCGACCGTTACGCCGGGCTTGTGAAGGTTGTCAAGCACTTCAAGCACCTTTCGTTGATTTCGCATCGATTGGGATCGAACGAAAAACGTAGGTCTCGACTCTTCGGGCTTGTCTTTGTCGCACTCCAACCAAACCGGGAAACTCTGATCTGGCTCTAGAAAAATTGGCATGGTCTCTCCGTGTTAGGTCGCTGCCGTGAAGGTGATCGAGCATTCTTGGTCTGCCGTCGAGCCGTTGCGGTTGGCTTGCCATTCGATTTCGTCGACAACCATGTTTTCTCGGTCGGCTTCGCTAATCGCCACGATCTGGGCCTTTGAAGCCGCGATTGTGATCTTGCTATTCGTTGGCCCATCAATGTCGAAGGTCAAAGCGTGTTCGCTCAGGTCAAGATACTTGCCGTAGCGATCTTGAGTAGCAACTAGCTTGGCTTCGGGGTTGCCAGTGATCTTGACGATGCGGTTGGAAATCAAGCCCGCCTTGAAACCGGAAATATCGCTCGAATCTTCCCTGAGTAGCATCGAGTTACCCGAATCGAGTACCATCGACTCCACTGCAAGGTCGACGCTGTTCCAGGTCGTCACGCTGGATGCAAATCGCAATGGGCTAGCCGTTGGGTATGTCGGCGCGAGGATCGCAACGTCGGTAGGCGAATCCCAGATGCCGATAAACTCAAATTCGACAACCGCCGTCTTTCCGCTCATGCAATTGATTTTGAACGTGCCGACGCATCCCCGCAAGGTCTTGCGCTTGCCGTCGATGTAGACTGCAATCGTAAGGGTCTTGACGTTGGCCCCTGGGGCCTCTGTACGAGGGGTGAACACTTGACCAGCCTTGACCCATCCGCAAGCCGGTAGAAACGTATCGGCCCAAGACGGTTCGGTCGCTGTCCCGTCCCATGATGCGTCGTGCTTGAACGTCACTTTGCCTTTGTACCCGCCTGGGGTCGATGGACGCATCCCGAAAGATCCTTGGCCCTCCCGGGCTTCGGTCTCGATTTCATGCTGAATGGCAATCTCATAGCAGTTGAAAGAAGCTTCCGCTGCCGTCAATGCTTCGGCGGTGCCTGGAGTCGTCTCGATCTTTGCTGCCAGTACCCGCTTGCGTTTCAGTAGTGTCATTGCCCTAGTTCCCTTGATGCCCTGAGTTTGATTTTTCCACTCGCCGCCAGTGTGATTTCGCGTAGCCGTCGATTGATTTCAATGGGTAGCCGTTCGCGCGCCTTAGCCCCTGCAATTTCCCCGATATTACCCTCTCGGAAGAAATCGCCCGGTCTTTTGCCAAGCACCCTAAGTAGCTTGCGGGATCCTTCCGCTGCCGGTCGGTAAATATCGCCTCGCCATCGAGAAGCAACGAATCCATCCTGCACTACGGTCCAGCCGCCGCCCACGTCCGACTTGTACTGAGCCCCTAGGCTCTTGATTTTGCCGCGACGCTTTCGGCTGTAGCTCTTGCCCTCGAAATACTTGACCGGGAAGTTGTGCCCTTCCCAAAGTCCGATCGTGACGCCCGCATTGCCTGGAGTCGCTTTGTTCTTTTGCTTGATCGTTTTCTTCAACGTCTTGGCCTTGCTGATCGGCTTAGCCACGCCCTTGTTCTCGCTGCTAAGCTTCAGATTGACCAAAGGCCCCAGGGCTTGAGCGCATTCGACTCGAACGGACCTAGCTGCCCTGTTTACCGCCGTTGCTAGATGCCTCGGCAAGTGATCGCCAAAGGCCCCTAGATTGGCTCGCATCTGCCGCAATGATTCTTGATCGACTGTGACGCTAATCATTAGTTACGCAACTCCGTTGGGTCGCCTTCGGAGTATCGGCAAGTGATTTGTAGCGGGATCGTCAATCCGTCTATTCCGCCGTCTGCCGCGATGAATTGAATGGAGCCCCAGGTTGCATCGATCGCATTGCCGCCGAACGTGTGCCAAGTGCTAGAGCCATTGCAGACCGCTTTGATAACGTCGGCATGAAATGCGTTCAAAAGTTCGTCAATAGTTTCTGTCCCGCGTTCATCCTGGAGGATGTGGCAGTGAATATTGAACGTCTGCCGCATTGCATTGGCAGGAGGGTTGCCTGGTCGGTCCAAGTCAGGCACTCGCTCGGCTGGCCCTTGCGTAAGGACAATCTGATTGTGGACTGGCGTAAAATTGGCGAATCGATTCGGTCGCTGTACTTCGCTGATTGCCGTCGAGTACGTAGCATTGTCGATCATCGCATCGAGACGCGATTTCAAGACAACGGCGATATTCTCAACGACTGCTAACGGCATTCTAGGACTAGCATCCCTTCGTCATGGCTGAGTAGTTTTAGGATCGAATGCCGCTTCGGTGGCTGTCCGACTCGATCCGCAAACTCCAATTGATCGCCGCCTAAGTTCAATTCGTCGCTTGCGATGCCCTCGGAGGGGTCGTTAGCAACGTGAATCTCAAACATCGGATAAACAACGTCA